TCATGGTCGCGCGTCATCGTATCTTTGGGAGCAAGACCGAGGCGTTGCTCGGCAGTGACGACTTGGTCACGCGCGCTACGATTCATCTCGCTCTTGGCCTCATTCGTCAATTCGATGGGCCGCTCCATGAGAATCATGCCGCCCTTGATGAGGTGAGGTTCTTTGTAGCCCGGTGGAACCCAATTTGGGTGACGCGCTGGATTGACAGGCTCCCAACCCTGGTCTCGCATGCTGGAAATGTAAAACGGGTCCTGCTGACCATGGACAGACCAGCGCTTCCATTCGTAGCTCGAACCCTCGGGGATTTGGTCGAGCGGCAATGCAAACGGGTCCTCATGTTGGGATTGACCGCGCCGACGCCGCATGCGCGGAGCATCAGCATCGTGGGTCGCATCATGCTCTGGCTGACGCGTGGTCGCAGTGTGCGCTGGCGTATGCTGTGCGGCGCTTTGTTTGGCAACGCCACCAGGAGCGCCGGGATTAGCAACTGGCTTGGCAATACCAGCCGGAGCACCAGCATCGGTGCCAGACATGGCAGTGCTGGATAGAATTTTCGGTTGAATAGCCATGTGATTCTCCTAACTACTTTTTCATCTGCGTGAGCATGTGCGACGCCATCGTAATGGTCGTCATATACTCAAGCTTCGCAAATTGCCCGCTCAATGTATCGCACTGTGCGTCGCGTAGGTTTTCATACAGCGACATCAAGTGCGGCATTCTCGATTCAAGCCATTGGACAAAGTTGCTTTCTGTCCAAGTTTCTGGATTGCTAGTTTCCCAAGATAGTTTCAATGTGTCGTCCTTCCCATCTTTCCTTCAGCCTCAAGCTCAAGCAGGTTCTTGGCATAGAGGCCGTATGCTTGCATCGGTTCGAGGTGCGGGAAGCTAATCTTAGCAGCAGCCTGCTGGTCCTTGGTCAAGCGCACTGAGCGGCTTCCAGGCGCTGGGCTACCTAGCGGCTCACGCGTCGGTGGCGCCGATGGCTGGGCCTGACGCTGCTTAGGCGCAGGCTTGGCAGGCTCAACAACAGCCTCCTCGACCTTCGCCTTAGGCTTGTCGGCAATGCTGTCCTCGATGGTCTGGAAATATTCCCGACTGTTGGGCGTCTGTCCCTTTGCCATCGCCTCGTAATGACCACGCATCATCTGCGCGTTCTTCTCGCGGTTTCCGCCAGCCTCCACAACAGCACACTCCGGATGCTGACGTAGCCAGCCCTGAGCGACAGGGTCGAATTGTCCTAGATACCGCTCGAATGGCGATTCCTGATTCGCTGGACGAGCCTCAACGGCACCACCAGCATCTGCCATCCTCGGACGACGAGACTCATAGTCCGCCTTCCTGGCCTCGTTCATGGCGAGGTTTGTCGCAGCTTTGGTCTGCCGGCTCTGGGCCTCTCCAGCCTTCACAAACTCGCCGGCTTCCATATGACGGGCCCAATCAGCCGCAGCCGCTGATACCTCGGTCGAGGCGGCAGCAATGGCATTCTCAATCATCGCGAGTTCGCTAGTTTCTGCCCGCTCCCGATAGCCGGTTGCTTCCGCTTCCCGCTGCGCGGCGTGTCGCATCGCTTCTTCTGCGCGCCTGCGCTCAGCGACCGCTGTAGCTTCAGCAGCACGGCGCGCCTCTTCAGCATTTTTGACCGCTTGCGTAAGAGCCGTTGTCGCTTCGTCAGACGTTTTTGGCTCTTGCTCTTTGGCTTTGACAACAACATCGTTGGCTTTCCCTTTTGGCTCCACCACATGAGAATCATCCTCAAGCGCGACCTCGACGACATCGTCGTCCTCAACCTCAACATCCAAGTCAGCCATCTCGGCTCTCCTTACCTACGATTGTCAACATCGCGAACGAGGCTAACAGCTTCATCAAGCGACATGTAAACCTTGTTGGTCTGTCATCAGAACACCGCGTCAGGTGACGGAATCTTCATCACCACGTCTTGGTCGCGAATCACACGGCACAGTTGCCCGTTGACGATAATCTTGCGTCCATCAGACACCCACAACGAAATCCAATCACCGACCTCGACGTTCTGTCGCTCGTCGAATTGAATGTTGTCGTCCGACACAAACGCGGTCGGGCCCTTCATCAAGACCAAGGCAGCCTTGCCCTGGTGCTCGTCTTCCTTGCGGGTCTGGTCGGGAAGATGAATGCCGGACTTGGTCTTTTCCGGTCGAAGATATACGCCAACCAAAACATCATTACGAAGCAATTCAAACCCGGGAATCTCGCCCGGCTTCTTCATTCCCACCTTGCGGTAGATATCATGACGCGGGTCCTCCGCGTGTTCCATTGCCATATACGGCATACGTCAGCTTCCTTCTTTGCCCTGTCTTGGCCCATATCGCTCCTCTTCAATCTCGGCACAAAACCTCAGGACATCGTTCATAGCTCGGATGTACCCGACATAGCCGTGGTACTCCTCGTAGCTATTGGCAGCACCATGGGCGAGTTGCACCATGGTGTCGTCAATTATCGGTCCAAGCATCTTACGTAAAGCGGCGTGGAACTGGTCAACTACTTGCATCACACCGCCTGCGGCTTTTTGTGCATGACCTTCTTGGTCTCGCCAATCTTCTCAAGACGACCGAGGCCGCTGCCACCACCGAAATGCTTGTTCATCTTGAACTTGTTGACGCTGCCGCCATCGGCGCGCTTGAGCGCTTGATTCTTAACCATAGCCTTGATGATAGCTCGGTCCTGCTTCTCGTCCTTGTGGCTTCCAGAATCGCTCATGCCGCCGGGCTTAATGCCCTTGCCAATACCACCGCCGCTCTTGAGGGCAATACGGCCACCGCTCTTACGAACCGGCAGGCCAGGAGGTGGCATTGCGCCGGGCATTCCGCCCATTGCGCCAGGAGGCATTCCGCCCATTGGAGGACGAGGAGGCATCGGAGGAGCGCCACCTGCACCCGGCATTGGCGGAGCCATTGCGGGAACTGGCAGAACCGGAGGCCCACCACCACCGCCACCGCCCGCTTGAGGAGCGACAACGACATTGACGTGCGTATGCCCCGCCTTCTTCGTACGGCCGCCGCTGGCACGTGCTTGCACAGCACCGCCCTTGGCATACTTGGGAGGATTGGAGGCCATAGGGCGCCTCGCTATGCGGTCCGCACGCACACGTGGCTTGGAGACATCGGCACCGTATCCGATATCACCCTCAGGACCACCCATCTTGAGACGAGCACTCTCAGAAGGAATATTGTCCTTCGAGGCGGCACCGTAATGAGAGGTGAACGCCTTAAGCTTGGCGTTGTGTCCGTCTTTAGCAGCCTGCCGAAAAGCGCGCATGTGTTACTTCTCCTCTGAGGTTTAGCAGCCAGCCTCAAAACCCCAACAAGCTGGCACCATTGTCACCGTTGGCACTACTTGTACCCCTGTCACCGTTGGCACTGACACAGTATTCGGCAGCAAACATAAAGCTGTAACTGCCAACATACTCTGCATGAGCGAGCGCTTCGTCATATTCGGTGCCATATTCGGTGCCATATCCATTACTCACTTGATGATATGGATAGTGGTGAGCCCACCATCTTCCTTGGTGGGCATTGTAGCAAAGTCTTGCTCCGGAGTCGGAGATTTCTGAGTATACGGAGCATTAGATTTCTTCTCCGCCTCTTTCATCTCCTCGACGAATTTCGGATTACGCTTATAGAATGCGCCCTCTTGCGGATAACTCATGGTGCGACTCCCTGCGGCTTCGGCTGCGCAGCAGCTACAGCCAGTTCATGGCGCCGGTCAAGCGCTCCTTGTATAGCTTCATGTTGACGACCTAGTCCAGCTTCCATTGCGTCAGCATGACGACCAAGGCCCTCCATCATCGTTTGATGGGAGCGGTCAGCAACGCCCTGTTGTGCGGTTAATCTGGCTAAAGATAGTTTGTGTAACCTATCCGCAGAGCGCTGCTGGTTATCGTTGTATCGGTCCATCGACTGTTGTCGAGCATCCATGGCTCGGTCTGCCGCCTGCTGGCGCATACTAGCGGCACTATCCGCTGCTTGCTGGAGCACACCAGCGGCATCAACAGCACGGTCTGCCGTGCGATGTGCTGATTCGTTGTCGAGGCGTTGCTGCTCCCGCTCTTCGTCACCCTGGTGGATGACTAGTTCGCGGCTTACACCAAGCGAAGCGATGCGCTCCTTTGACGCGAGCATCTGCTGGTCTGTTTGGGCCTTGATGGTTGCGTCTTGTGCCTTCGTATTAGCCTCAAGCATGCGGGCCTGAGCGGCCATCATTGTTGCTTGGCCCGTCATCTCTTCAGGAGATGGTGACATCGTTCCCGGAGGCGGTGGCGGCTTGAACATCGACTGGCCATCGTCAATGCCCATCACTTGGAAGGCACGTTGGTCAACCATGTTCATATCAATCGAGGGATTGGTTTGTGCCATTTGCCGCATCGCTACCACCTTGAGGTAACGTTCGGTCTGGCTCGATGTGTTGGGGTCTGCGCGCGGAATAAGGTCGCATTCGTTTAGTGCCAGCAGAAACATCTGCCGATGGCGGTCAGCTGCTTGCTGTTGAGCATCAGCCAATGGCTGCTGACCTGCCTCGTGAATCAATTGTGCCAGGACCTTGCTCTTCTTATTGTGCCTCCAGAGAGCCTCAGGGTCCTCCATGAGAAGCTCTTTGAGCATCCCGAACTCAACAGCCTGAGAACGGTGCAACCGCTTGTGGACCGACGACATGAGCTTGGTGGCCTGCTCTATCATAGCCAGAGTAGTGCCAACCGGTGCGTCCTGTTTGCCTTCCCCAACCTGCATCTCAGCAGTGCCACCGACACGCTGTGCCGTGGTGGAGATGTTTTCGATTAGCTGGATGAAGACCGCGGATGGGTCCTTGTACGGCAACGGCATAATCATCGAGCGAATGTCACCGCCAATAGCCGGTGTCTCGATTGGTTGACCAGTGCCAGGGGCAACCCGGAAATTGTTGGTCAGCTGCTTGCCTAGCTGGCGCAGATACATGAACCCAGGGAAATTGGAGAACATGCCGGCGTCAATCATCAGACGCCATGCAGCTGTCACTGCCTTGGTGGCATTGCCGAGAATATTGAGGAGCCCAATGCCATAGAAACCAAGCCCAGGAATGAAAATGTAAGCGACAATTCGATTGCGAGGTAAACAGAACTCATCATCCTCTTCCCAATTCCGTTGAATTTGTACGATGAGACGAGACTCTTTATCGATGGTCACCTTGTACGGGAGGGGGAGACCAGTGTCCTCGCCATCCATCTGGTGTTCGAAGCCAGGGATATCGATTTCACAGTAGCACTCGTAGAAATCTCGGTCTTGGTCCTCTGGCTCAGAGTAGCTCGGTGGGGCAATGCCTTGGACCTGAGCTATCTTGCTATCCACCGGGTTCTGGATTTGCTGAACGCTGCCAATCTGTGGGAGATGCACATCTCGATACGCACCAACCAACTGCATGCGCTTGATGAGGCTCGGGCGCATCTTGATTCGGTGCGTCACTCGCCCAGCGGTATCAATGTCACTGGCAGCATCTGAGATGATGAGGTCTTTGGCATCGATACTGGAGATAACAGGGCGCCGCTTGATTGGGTCGTGGTATGCTTTTTTGAAGGCAATGCCACAGAAGCCCAGCTGCAAAAGCATGCGGTCTGTGTCCGGATAATATTCCTTTGCCACCTTCGTTAGGAAATAATTCATATCCTTTTCGAGGGCGTCGGCGAGGCGTGAGGAGAGTGTGTTCCCTTCCCCATCGACCCGGACCTTTACTGGTCCATCAGTGGGGAGGAGTTCGCCTTGTGCGTTGGCCTGGAAGCGTAGGACTGCCTCTAGCAGTAGTGGATGGTCTACGACTGAAGTGCCTTCCTGGGGAGATGCACCAGTACCAGCGGCTGCACCGCGGGGATTCTTTACCTCAAGACCAAGCAACGAGATGCCGTTGCTCATGTTCTCTAGCCAAGTCGAGCGGCTATTGGAGTCTTGCTCGATGCCGAGCAATAATTTTTCTGCAATTGCGGATAGCTCAGCTTCTGTTAGAAGCTCGGCGAGGTTTTCATCAAAGTCGCCGCTGCTTTCCTTCTTGGCTGGCTTAGGTGTGCCAATAGTGATTTGAAGAGTTCCATCAGGGAGCGGTATCTGTGTGGTACCGCTGTCGCTATCGAACTCAGGGCCACCAGCCTGCTCGCCTGTGTCAACGACAATATCGCCAGGGTCGGCGCCCGAGGGGTCGCCCTTCGGTTGCTTGCGATAATTCTGGGAGCCTAATGGGTATACGTTCGCCATTGATGGCGAAGATACCAAATCCTAAATGATTAGGTAACCGCCGGAAGACGAGGGGCTTTAGCGTTTGGGCGAGCACACACCGTGAGGTCGGTAAGGTCAGCT